TGTCACCGTAACTCTGTACCAGAGCTACGCAGCAAGCGAGACTGAAGCCAGCATTTACAGCCTTGTGGGCACAACCACGACGCTTGTCTTAAAGCCAAGTTCATCGGCTGTCGGTGCTACGAACCCTTCGTACACTTTGACGGGCGCGTTCTTGTCGGCACATACACCGATCAACGCTTCGCTCGGCGAACTGTCCACAATTGACCTGACATTTAGCGGTGGCGTTTTAACTAAAGCCGTCGCATGATCTCGCGGCATCAGCCGCTGAGAATTACAAGTAGCAAGACCGCACAAGCGGAGCCTTGCCCGACAAAGGAGAAACAATGAAAGTCAAACTATCTATCGACCTTGGCGACGGTAAGCCAGCGCGCGAGATGACCACAAACATGCTTGCCATTGTTGACTGGGAACGAACAGAAAACCGTCGATCGGCAGACGGCAAAGGCATCGGCTTTTCAGACATGTGCTGCTGGGCTTACACGCTTTGCAAACTTGCTGGAGACAAAGTGCCAGCGAACTGGCGCGAGTGGGTTGCCGAGAACCCTGACATGACCATTACACCTATCAACGAGATCGCAGACGAGACCCCTTTCATCGAGGGACTTGGCGGCGAAGCCTCTGCGAAGTCCTAGCGTTAACAGGCTTCTGGCCAAAGGAGATCGAGTTCACTATGCGAGACCTGAACACCGTCACCTATGTGCTTGAGCAGATGCACCGTAAGAAATAACCATGCCTGTCTCTCACAGCGTCGAAGTAGTCGGTCTCAAGGAAACGATCAACGCCCTACGCAAGATTGACCCGCAGCTGCAAAAAGACTTTAAGGCTGAAGCGACAGCGATTGCACAGCCAGCCATTCAGGCTGCAAAACTTGCTTACAGCCAGTTTCCATTGTCGGGTATGGCGCGCAAATGGTCTGATCGAGGCCGCAAGATATTCCCGTTTACGATCTCGGGCGCACAGTCAGGCGTAAAGATGCGCTTTGACACTCGACGCAATGCTGTAGGCGTAATCCTGATCGAGCAAAAGAACCCAGCGACAGCAGTGTTTGAGGGTGCAGGCCGCAAAGACACAAACCGTTTAGGCACATCACTTGACTCGGTCAGTGTTGAGCGCGGCTTTGCTATGGCGATGCCGGGTAGGACTCGACTAATCGGCCCAGCGGTCTATAAAGCGCGGCGCGGTATTGAGTCTGAGATGGAAAAGATGGTGCTAAAAACCATTAACCAAATACAGAAAGAACTGAACTAATGGCACTGTCAATCCCCATCATCAGCGAGTTTCAAGGCGGCGGCGTAGACAAAGCCATCAAACAGTTTCAGCAGCTTGACGGCGTAGGCGCAAAGACAGGCTTCGCACTTAAAAAAGCGTTCCTGCCTGCTACTGCTGCGCTCGGTGCATTGACGGCTGGCATCGGTCTAGCCACAAAAGCGGCAATGGAAGATGAGGCTGCACAACTTGAACTGGCTCGCCAGTTACGCACCACGACACAAGCCACAGATGCCCAGATAAAGGCCGTAGAGCAATCCATTAGCGCGTTCAGTAAGCAGACCGCAATGGCTGACGACCAGCTGCGCCCAGCCTTGGCAAACCTTATACGCGCTACAGGCTCACTTGAGTTGTCTCAAAAGGCAATGTCGGTCACCGCTGACCTTGCTACTGCCAAAAACATTGACATGGAGACTGCCAGCGTCGCTGTGTCTAAAGCTCTTGCAGGCCAGACTGCTGCGCTTATCAAATTAGACCCATCGCTTAAGGGCGTGATCGACTCGTCCTCGAGCGCCGATGAGATTATGCAGGCGCTTAACAATTCGGTGGGCGGTGCAGCTGAGACCTTTGCCAACAGTGCTGAGGGCGGTTTAAAGAATTTTGGCATTCAAATGGACGAATTAAAGGAGAGCATTGGCGCGGCGTTTATTCCCGTTATGGAGAAACTGCTGCCCTATGTGCTGGACTTTACGACATTTTTGCAAGAAAACACGAAGGCGCTGCTTATCGTTGTCGGCGCTATCGCAGCAATGACAGCAGCCATCGTGGCAGCCAATCTTGCAATGAAGGCATATAACGCATTCCAGATAATTGTGACAGCAGGAAACACGGTGCTGGCTGGATCGTTTACATCAGTTTCACTATCGGCTGGTGTATTAACAAAAAGCCTAGGTCTGGTCATGCTTACTGTTGCCGCATTGTATGAACTTTACGGAGAAGGCCCAGAAGCTGTAAACCAATTTCTATTGCCCTTTAAGCAATTTGCTGTAGGCGTGTACAACACCGTCAAGGTAGTAGGTAACGGCATTAACCAAATTGTTAACAGTGCAATCACCGCTTACAACTATCTAATTAAAGCAATGAACGCCATACCGGGTGTAAACATTGACGAGATACCGCTATTTCCAATGATGGAATACACAGCACTACCGATGCTTGACATCCCTGCCGTTCGAGGATCAGGCGCAGCTCGTGAAGGCGGCACAGGATCGTTTGGCTCAGGCCCATTGCTGCCACCATTGCCACCGATCCCAGACTTACCACCAGCAGGCGGTGGAAGCGCTGGCGGAGCTGGAACCGTGGCAGACCTAAGCAAGAACTATGCAGGCAACATGGGCGGCAACTACGGCATCACGGGCAACGCAGCAGACTTCTCTAGCCTGTTTGATCAGTTTATGGTCGAGCGCGGCACACCAATCACAGTCAATGTCAACGGCGGTCTAGCCACATCAGCAGACATCGGTCGCGCTGTAGTAAACAGCATTAAAGCCATGAACCGAGTGGACGGCCCAGCACAAATACAGGTCGCCTGATGGCTACAACGATCGTCCAGTCAGGGTCTTACGATCTTAGGATCGCTACAGGCTTCCTTGTTGACGCTTTTACGCTTGACGACCCAGTGAAGGGCTTGCTGGACTCAACCGAGTTTGTCCTAGACGGCACAACAGAGTTTGCGTCCGTGATCGACGGCGCCACAGGCATCAGCGTGTTCCGTGGACGCAGAGACATCGGCGACCAGTTCACTGCTGGCACGATGAGCTTCGATCTCAACGACACATTTACAGGCGGCATCTTTAACCCGTTCGATACACAGTCACCGTATTACGACACCGCTCAGGCTGTGCCGGGTCTAGCCCCTATGCGTAAAGTCGTGCTCAGCCGTGAAGGCGAAGAACTGTTTAACGGCTACATCGTTGACTACTCGTACAACTTTAATCTTGGCGGTCTCGATACCGTCAGTGTGGCTTGCGCTGATGATTTTTATCTGCTTAGCCAGACCTACCTAAACGAGTTCAATGTGACCGAGCAACTTGCCAGCGCTCGACTAGTTGAGCTGCTAGCCCTGCCTGAGGTCAATGCGTTTCAGCTGCCAGGTGAGCAGAACATTGAGACATCGACGATCACCCTCGGCGGAGCAGCTGCGTACACCGTTCCGAACGGCACATCGGTCGCCGCGTACACAGCCAAGATTAATGAGTCTGTACAGGGGCGCATCTTTATCTCGCGCGACGGGGTATTCACATTCCAAGACCGCATCGGTGACACGCTCTCGGCCTCAGCAGCAGACTTCCACGATGACGGCACAGCGATCCCATACGACAATGTGGGCATCTCGTTCGAGGCCAATCAAGTCATTAACCGAGCATCAGTGCAACACGCTGGCGCAACCAGCCCAGAGATTGCCGAAGACTTGACATCTCAGGCCACCTATTTTATTCAGACCACGGCCATCAGTGACGCGCTAGTTCACAACGACACAGCAGCCCTTGACCTTGCCAACTACCTGCTCGTAGGCCAGCCAGAGGCGCGTTACACCAATGTGTCAACCCTGTTCGCATCCTTGACCGATGCCCAGCGTGACACTGTGGCAGTCCTTGAGATTGGCAACACGATCACCATTGAAAAGTCGTTTACCAGCGGCAACACGATTACATCGTTGGCGCAAGAGCTAGCGATTGAGGGCATCCAGCATGAGATCGACCTGTCCACAGGCCACAGAATCACCCTGTTTACTAGCCCAACGACGCTGGTCTTTGAGCTGATCTTGGATGATTTGGTATATGGCACAATCGACACCGAAAATGTCTTAGGATAAGGAGCACTTATGGGAGCGAACGCAGTAACCACAGTCCCCGTCTATGTGGCAGGCGAAGTCCTGACCGCAGCGGACATGAATATCACGAACTCTGGCATACCCGTTTTTGCTACCACGGTTACGCGAGATGCAGCCTTCGGCGGCACGGGCGAAAAGACTTTAGCCGAAGGTCAGTTTGCTTACATCGAGGCAACTAACACTACGCAATATTACGACGGTGCGGCATGGCAGCCTGTGGGCGCGTCTGGCTTGACATTTATTACAGGTGCATCATTTTCATCTGTTTCAAGCGTTAGCGCACCGACCAGCACATTTACAAGCGCCTATAAACAATTTAAGGTGATAGTAAACTTAACAACTGTTTCAGCCGGAACCGACATTACCTTAAGATTTCGTGCAGCAGGTTCGGACATCAGCACAACTATTTATCGCCAAATGACACTTGGACTTATTGACAATGCATCAACCGCAAACACAACTGGAACAAGGTCAAGTATTTTTCTTGGCACAACTGAAAACACGCTTGATTTTTTTACATGTAGCCTTGAAATTAACGACATGGCTGCATCAGCACAATGCAAAGCAGTTCAAGGATTTGTTACATCAGCAAACCCTGGCGCTGGTGGACTTTTTGGTTATTTCTTAAACGGCGGCACAAACACAGGCGCTGCGTACGACAGCATTTCAATCATTACCAGTGGTGCCAACATAAGCGGAACTTACCGTATTTATGGATATTCAGAAAGTTAGACCAATGACAAAACCATTAACACAAATCGGCAATGAAGTCCGCGAAATGACTGACGAAGAATACGCACAATACAAACTTGACCAAGCCGAAGCAAAAGCACAAGCGGCCGCAATCGCCGCGCAAGTTGCCGCAAGGCAAGCAGTCCTAGACAAACTTGGACTAACAGCAGATGAAGCCGCCGCGTTACTGGGCTAAGTATGCGGCACTGCTTTTTATGGTTGCAGTAGTAGCGGCGGTGTTAAATGGATGCAGCACAACAAGACACAACATTGAGCCAAACAGATGCTCAACAAAAATGGCCTGCGATGTCGCCAGAGGATAAACACGCACGACTAATCCTGATCGTCGGCATTACCCTGTCGGTCTGTTTTGCTGCAATCGTGCTGGGCTTCGTAATCGGATTGCTCTTTATCAGCCAGCCACTCGAGCAAGCCCCGAACGACGCAGCCTTCATAGACCTACTCTCCACCGTCGTCGTGTTCCTTACAGGATCACTCGGCGGCCTATTAGCATCTAACGGAATAAAAAAAGCCAAACAGACAGGGGCAACAAATGAAAGCCAGTGATAAAGCAATGATCTCGACCTACATCAACAGCGCCATTGCAGCAGCAGTAGCGCTCTACATGTCAGGCAACACCGACCCCAACGACCTACTCGGCGCAGCCATCGCAGCCGTAGCACCACTATTCATTGGCTATGTCAACCCGAAAAACAAAGCTTATGGCATCGGCAAAAACCCCGAAGCCTAAAGCACCGACGCTTACTGTCGTCCCAGACAAACTCGAGCGCCACTATCACAAGTTGGTAATGCCGTCAACGCTTGCCCATGTAACTCCGGGTGAACTACCAGCAGGCCTGCTCGTCGATGTCAAGCCATACGGCAAACTGCACCCACTAGCAGCTGACGCATACATGGCGTTACGCGACGCAGCCTTTGCTGCTGGAGTCAAGACCTTTAAGCCAACATCGGCAGCCGACTGTTATCGCAGCATTTCTACACAGACCACAGGCTTCCTTGCGCGCTACCAGACACAGCCGATCGCAGGCGCATCAACGCGAGTATGGAAAGGCAACACTTACTATCTCAAGCCGAACTGTGCGCCGATGGCTGCACCCGGCACGAGCCGTCATAATCTCGGGCTGGCAGTTGACATTAGTGACGCATCAGAAACAGGCCGCATGCAGTTCATGCTCAAGAATATTCAGTCCTACGGCTTTACATGGGAAGTGCAATCCGAGCCGTGGCACATCTTTTACTATGTCGGAGACCGCGTTCCAACCCTTGTGCAGCAATGGAAACAGGCTAAATCCTTGCTTTAGTCACACCCATTGCCTAGGGTCGATGTACCGACGGAAGGCAAGCGAAAACAATGGACGCAAAGACCTACATCTACGAGGTGTACACCTCACATTTAGATAGCGGTCAGCAAGTCATGGTGCAGATATTTCGTGATCCACTCAACGGCAGGACGCTGCACTCGCAGCTTGCCTTTAAGGACATCTCAGGCAGCTGGGGTGTCCCATACCAACTGGAGAAAAAATGATCTTTACAGCCCCCAAAATAATCGCAGGCATCATTAGTACCATCTGGGCGTTTACGACCTTCCTAGGGGTCGCTAGGAGCCTTCCAGAGGCAGATAGCAACATCATCCCAGCCGCCTACTACGAGGCAGTACTGCCAGCCAGCACCACGGTCGCGCCGACCACGACTATTACCACGATCGCCACTTGTGACGATGCCCTACAACTTGCCCTTGACCTTGGCTTTCCAGCCGATCAACTCGGCACACTTGACCTAGTCATGCACCGCGAGTCACGATGCCAGACAACAGCGCATAACTTGAGCGATCCCAACTCAGGATCGTATGGCCTGACACAGATCAACGGTTTCTGGTGTCTGCCAAACTCGCAGTGGCCTATCGGCTGGCTACAAGAAAAGGGCATACTTGAAGAGTGCAGCGATCTGTTTAACGCGACGATCTCACTGCGCGCCACCCTTGCTATATACAACAATTCAGGATGGGCACCATGGGCGACAGCGAACTAAACAACATCTATCCCGAAACTGGGATCACGGAACACACCCGGGCGATGATGGGCATGATCGACGACCTGTTCACACCGAACCATGTCAAGCGATCAAAAGCATCACACCTCTATCACTTGGTAGGAGAACTTGAAGCGCTACGCGACGACCTACGCCGCATGGACGACCCACGCGCAAACTTCCTACAGCTCGCCATCACCGAACTCAGCCAACTCATCATCTAGCATCATCCCAGTAACCCGAACAAAGGACACCCGACATGTCAGACCTACAGCTCTTTCAAGCCACCCTCGGCCTCGGCGGATACAAAGAACAGCCATTTACCATCGAGCGCAATGTGGTTGCAATTAGCCGATCGGCACACCCAACATCTGCGAACGCTGCATTACGCGCACTACCTAAGTCAGGGTCGAAGCGTAAGCGTGTTTATGACTTCATCAACCGTGTAGGCGGTGCTACCGATGAAGAGATCGAAGAAGCACTCAGCATCTCAGGCAACACTGTGAGACCAACACGCGGCTCACTAGTCAAGGACGGCTTCATTGTTGACTCAGGCCTTGAGCGACTGACTAAGGCAGGCAACCCTGCGATCGTGTGGCGTGTGGCGTGACCAAGTTCGGCAGATATTTGCCGTCAGATCGCACAGTAAAGCATCGTGAACGAACAGCCAGAGCAATAGAGACCGACAATAAGCGAAAAGAAAAGGCAGACAAAATGGGCTTCGACCTACAGAACTATGAGACAGTGGCAGACAGACTTGTGCGCTGGTGGGGCGCATATCCACAAGGCCGCATCGAAACCCACATCTACACCTATGACGGCACACGCATTGTTATGCGCGCCGAAGGCTTTAACGACGAGGATCGCATGATCGCCACCGGGTATGCAGAAGAAACAGTGTCAGATCGTGGTGTTAACGCGACAAGTTTCGTAGAGAACTGTGAAACAAGTGCGATAGGCAGAATGATTAGCAACAGCCCAATCGGTACTGCTGGCCCTCGACCTTCACGCCAAGAGATGGAAAAGGTAGAGCGAACTGTGCCTGTGCGCGCTGTAGTTGGCTCAGGGCAGCCTGTACCAAAGCCTCAACCATCGTCAGGGGCGTTTGTAAGCCCTAAACAGCAGACATACATCAAAGCGCTTGCCCGTGGTAAAGGCTGGGACGAAGGCGAAACGCTTGAGCAGCTGCATGCGTTCCTAGGTGTCAACGATGTAATCCTTGAAACTTTGACCGCATCTCAGGCCAGCCGTGTTATTGAGGCGTGGAAGTGAAAGAAGCAGACTTCCAAAAAATCGTAATAAGCATCGCGAAGCACTCAGGATGGCTAGTGCATCACCCGCTGCCATCTATGAACAGACGCGGCATTTGGGCCACACATGAGCTAGGCGACCACGGCTTCCCAGACCTCGTACTGGCACACCCAAATGGGCGTGTTATATTCGCAGAACTCAAAAGCGATAAAGGCAAAATCTCACCGCTACAAAGTAGATGGCTAAGCGTCCTCGAACAGGGCGCAGTGGTCTGGGTGTGGCGGCCTGCTGACCTTGACTGGATAGCCAATTACCTGCGTCAACCAATACTAAAAACTACATAAGTCTCATAGACCTAAGCCCGTCGCAAGGCAGTTGGTAACACTCGGTAACGAGGGTAGATCGACGCGCCCTGAAACATGCAACACGAAATGAATCAGGCAAAGCGTCGAGGCGACCTGTAAACATAATCAGGTAGGTAATGAGGTAACGGAGTGAGGCATCCCGTGGGTGAGCATTACCGCATTAGGCTCGCATAGATGACATACCGTTAACAAACAACAACCGAGGCAACATGAACCCGACAACAAAACAGACCACACAAAAACAAGAGCAAGGCGCTTGCGCCGCGCTAGCTCAAGCCGAAGGCGCGAGAGCATGAGCACAGCACACCGAGACCCCCAGTACACAGCCAACAGACGCAAGGTCTTAGCCAACAAGCCTGACTGTGCATATTGCGGAAAACCCAACGCAGACACAGTAGATCACATACTCGAACTCGATGCCGGGGGTGACCACTCAATGGACAACCTTGCACCATGCTGCGCCAGTTGTAACAACATAAAAGGTCACCGATATGTCACCGCCCGAAACCAACACCGACAACACTCAAGACATGAGTCAATGCAAAAAAACCCAGTGCGAAATATAGAACCAGTTTTTTATAAGGCAAACAGTTTCAC